ATAAGCTTAGATTCCCAAAGTTCTCTGAGACCAGTTGCATGACCAGGTTCTTTACATAAGTGCTTTAGCATTTCTTGATATGTTTTATAGGAACCTACTCTCTCGAAAAGAGAAACCTGGTCATCAGCTAGCCCTTTACCTAAACGGGCTTTATTACCATTAGCTTTGTTCCAGTCATCGCAGCTTACTCGGAGCATAGCAAGGTCAGGAGATTTATCTTCTTTACTAATGTAATATTTCATCTTTATTTCATCTACCTTTTTGGCTCCAAGCACAGAAATGTGTGGGTGAATATTTTGGGTTTCAGAGACATCCCAATCAAATACTCTAGAATCAGAAGACACGAAGGGTATTGTGAATTTTATGTATGCATGAGTATGCTTATAAGGATTCTTTAGATCTGCATTCTCGTGTGCGATAAAGAGTTCGTCAAATGGCGCAAGCTCGTCAACGAATGATCTATAATCTTCTTTATCAAGATGAGTTTTATATGTTAACATTACTTGTCTATTGTTAATTTTAAATACACCATTAGATCTAAGTGCTGATTTAGAAAAGTTATCTAATTCTTCTTCCTTTTCGTCTAAATCTTGAATGATACCGTCTTCAGATGGTTCTTCATATGGATCTTCAGCTATCTTAATCTTCACCTTTCTATTAGGTGCTCTATCTATTTTTTCCTCGTTAGAATATTCTTCAGAATCATTATCCCAGGGCGCCGACATCTTTCTTTTAATATCGCGATATTAAAAGAATTCAAATTTACATCTTTGACCCGCCGTTAAAATTGTATTTTTAAAATAACTTTTTTAGTATATATAAATGAGTACACGAAGATATGTCAAAAAATCAAAAGCCCCTGCACCCAAGATTGTTTATGTTGCGGCACCACCTGTCGCAAAGAGGAGTTATACCCGTAAATCGTCAACCGCAGGTGGACTCCGAGGACATGGAGATTATACCTATGATAAACCAGGCCCCTGGGGCAATTTCGGAAGATCTGTTGGAAAACAAGCCGGAGCAATGTTGGGTTCTAATTACGGACTCGGAAAAGCAGGAGGAGCTATCGGAAGTAAGCTCGGAGGATACCTCCATTATATTGGAAAAATCTTTGGAAGTGGAGACTATGTAACTTCCTCTAGCCAGGTCAGAAATAATATTTTGGTCAACCAATCTCAGGTACCTCAATTTCAAGATGGTAAGAACACTGTTCGCATCGCTCATAGGGAATATTTAGGTGATATAATTACTTCTAGTACTCCAGGTGCTTTTAGTATAGAATCTTATCCTATAAACCCGGGAGTATCTGGATCTTTCCCCTGGCTAGCAAATGTTGTAGGTGCTAGTTTTCAACAGTACCGTATTAACGGAATGGTCTTTGAGTTTAGAAGTATGTCAGCAGACGCTCTAACTTCAACCAACACAGCTCTAGGCACAGTCGCTATGGCTACTGATTATGATAGTAAAGATACAGCTTTTACTTCTAAGCAGCAAATGGAGAACACAGAGTTCGGAGTGTCATGTAAGCCATCATCTTGTATGATTCACGGTATCGAGTGCGCGAGATCTCAGACTTCAGTATCTGAGTTGTATGTGCGTGCCTTTGCTGTACCCTCTGGAGCAGATCCTAGGCTCTATGATATGGGTAATTTTTATATAGCTACTCAAGGAATGCAAGGAGCTAGTGTAAATGTTGGCGAGTTATGGGTAAGTTACGATATTACCTTCTTCAAAGCCATCGAACAGGTACCAGGCTTTATTATGCCTCTGGCTAATTATACTCCTGTTACTGCCTCTGGTACAGCTCCCCTTGGGGTTACCAGAGGTATAAGTCAACCTCGAGGTGTTGATCAAATTGGTTTGACATTTACTGAGAATCGTATTATATTTCCATATAATATCCCTATCGGAAGTACTTATCAGTGGACTTATACCATATCTACAGCTTCTTCAGCATTGACTTTGCCTGTAGTTACTTACGTCAATGGTTTTACTGATTTAGCTACTTATAAAGCACCGAGTAACGGAGAGGTTGCTACAAAAGGTCTAATCTCAGGGATGATGCGTTTAACATCTCCTGGTACTCCTTCAACCCCACCTTATGTTAATCT